AACTCTGTCCCAAAATTTGCATCTATTTTAATATCGAGGTTTTTGTAGTACAAATTCCCTGCTGTTTTAACTATCCATTTGTATAATTTATCCAGCTCATCTTTTGTACGCAGTAAAACCGATTCCATTGACGCAAAACTTCCTTTTAACTGCATTTGATTCATCGCTTCGTTTGTTGAAGCCATATAATTTAGCCCTACTGTTTTATGGCGTATTTCCAACTCTAATTCATCGAGCTTTTTAGGTACATATTCCATTTTATCAGTTTCAGGAAAAATCATTCTAAAAACCCCCGAGCCATCGTTTAAACTTTTATCGGATTTAACTTGAATTCCGATATGAGTTCCTGGATAAATATGGTCACTCTCCCCGTTTTTACACACTTGACAAGGGTGATACTTGATTTCAACCGCATCAGGATTCGATAAATCGTTAATAACTTCTTCGGTTATCATACCGTTATCACAATCGGGGTTCGGACATTTCTTTTTCGGTGCTTCGGTTACAGGAAACGGAGCGTAATGGTCGACGTAATTTCTAAAGATGTCAAATATTGTCCAGTCTTCTAACTTTGATAACGCATTTGAAAACGCCACTCTACGTTTAAAAAGGTTTTTATCGTTTGTTGGTTGTGATATAAATGCTTTTGCAGGACAATAGCCCAAACCGTGCTGAAAATTGCTTACAAGTGTAAAACTATCCTCTTTATTTGATTTTTGAAAAACCCAATAAGTAGTTTCGTCATAAACTGCATATTTTTTCGTTACGATATCGCCTTCAACCGTTGCAGAGTGCAAAAATGTAATATATTCCATATCCCCTTTGGAATTCTTAAACTTTGCATCAATCAACCTGTTTGAATCGATAAAAATTGGGTACGGTTTGCCAGTGCTGTCTTTATCTATAACAACAAACGAACAGGGTTTGTTTTTGAAAACTTCTTTTGCAGTTTCTTCTATCCATTTTTCGAGGTTTATTTCCTCAAGCCATCTATGTAGCACACTTAAATCCCTATCACCGTCAATATGGAAGTTTCTGTTTTTCCCTTCAAAAACTTTAAAATAATCTGATAATATTGAATCTGATATTTGTGCAACAGGTAGCGGATATCTTGCAAATTGAAAAACACGGTCAAACTTTTTCTCTGACCGTGCTTTCATCTTTTTTTGTAACTCGTTCCAGTAATGCTCGCCCCTTAACTCATTCGCATCAAGTTCCTCCGTAAATACTCGCAACTGCGATTCCTGTACCTTAACGGATTCGATTTCTTTTTTGCTGTGCGGAGTACTTATTGTTTTCTCCGCCTGTGTTTGGGATAGTACCATTCTTTTACTTTGTTGGTTTTGGAGCTATTTCAGTTCCGTTGTAGGTAAACTTCTCATCTTTTAACTCCCATTGTGAGTTTTTGATTTTCAGTAAGGCGTTTGCCTGTGCAATTTCAAACTTTTCCTCTCTTCCTTTTTCGCCCTTAACTTTTAAGGTTACGAAAGTTTTTTTCACTTCGCTCATCTTACAAGTCTGTTAATGGATTAAAGTTTGGTTTAAAGATAACCAAGTTCTCGCTCCACCCTGCTGGTAAAGCAAAAGAGAAATTAAACGTGTCTTTTGTTCCAAAACCTGCATTGTTACGGTCTGATAAGAAAACTGATTCACAAGGAAAACCATTTCTTTTCGTGCCTGCATTAATTACATCATCTGATACACAGGCGATATTTCCGCCCTGCAAAAACAAATAAACTACCAAGTTTTTTTCGCAAATTAATTTCTTAATTTGTTGTTCTGTGATAGATGATAAAGATTTAAACACAGCCGAAAAGTTTGAAGGGTTTACGCCCTCTAATTCTTCAACCCCGTTTAAAGTCGAGTTATCCCCGCCACCTGTTGTAATTTTGTCCCCTGCTTCAATTACAGGGTCGCCCCCGATTAATGGGGTTACAACAATTTTAGTGTCACCGCCAGCCGTTAAATACGTCTGCCACTCTGCTAAATCAAGAATAGAGTTTTCATCGAAAGGAAAACCACTTTGTCTTCTTTGAAATCCAAGCCTTTGGATTTGCTTTAAATTCACCCCACAAACTTCTGCGATAATTTCAGTTAGTGATTTCGGTGCAGGACAATTACAATCCATAATTTTTAAAATTTAATGTTAATAAAATATTTGATTTTTGTTTGCTTTCCCGTTGCAACTTGTTTGCAAAGTTATACAATTTATTCGATAAACTTTTGCAACAAAAAACCCCGTACAATTTGCACGGGGTTTTTAATATCTTTTTTGATCTGTTTTTATGTAGGCAGGTATGTACTAAAAAAGCCCTTATCTGCAATATTTGATAAATCAATGTTCCCATCTTCGGTTCGCATTGTTATCATCTTGACGGGGCTTTTGCGTAATTTGTTTTGGCTGTCCTTATTTACAAATAATATCATCTTTGCCCGTTTACTGCAATCAATCCCGTTCATATTTTGCAGGGTTACAGCAGTACCGTTTTCAAGTGTAAAAACTATTTGACTGTCATTGCTTATACAATAACTGACGGCATCAAGTTCGCAGGATATAAATATTTCCGCTTTAATTTGCCTAATCTCTACAACAAAAGGAATACTATTTGTGGCAGTTGCATACGCTAATGATGTTTTAGCGATAAATTCTAATGCAGGGCTTTTGCCTGCTGTAATTGGTTTGCTGGGTGCGGAGTAGGAAACTACTGTAAACAACGCCAGCATCAAAAATAAAACTACTTTTTTCATTTTAAAAGGGTTAAACATTAATTTAATTACAAATGTATGTAAATTTATTTATTTACTTTTTTAGCAATACCATAAACGCTTTTCGGGTCTTTTTTGTATGCTTGAATAATATCCCTGATATTGTTAAACTCAAACAAGCCAAGCGAAGTGATTTCCTGCACCATTTCCATCATTGCTTTGTAGGTGTCCGATGATGCTCTTTCGGCTGTGTTAAAAAACTTATCGTATTCCTCTCGCTCTGCTTTTGCGAGTACAGGTTGCAACTGATTTAGTTTTTGCTTTAAATCCTGTTTGTAATACTGCGTAAATTTAATCTCGTGATTGAAATCGTATGCGATTTGATTTGCGATAATGCTTTGCGATATCTTTGTAAGCGTATCGGGTTGCAACGGTTGTACTTTGTTATCTTTCATTTTATGAATGTTTAAACCCCCTTTCGAGGGATGTTAATATTTAGTTTAATTCTAATGCGTATTTTAAAGCCCTGTCGTTCATTTCACGCCCGCCATCTACATAGATAAAGTCTTCTCTATTTTTAGCGTTTACAACGTGATTTGTGTAGTGTGTTATCCCGTTTAACAACCCGAAAGCGGTTGTCCCTGTGCGTTTAAATTCTAATGCAATACTTTCGTTTATTAAATCCATTGTTTTGCGTTTACGGGCGTTTGATTCGTTGTATTCCGCTTGGTTATATCCTGTCACTTTTATAATAAAATCATCTATTTCTTTTTGTTTTACCTGCACTTTATCAAGATGCTCCATAAGTTCTTGGATTTCTAATTGCTGTGAAAGTGCCTGCCTTACATTTTCAGCCATTGCAAGAGGTCTGCCAATATTTCCTTTTGTGTTTTTATAAGCAATAGAAAACTCTGTTTGTGATATTTTCATTCCATTTGTGCAAATTAATCTCATCGTTGATAAATACATTGATGTTTTTGTGTATCCGTCGAATCCTGTTTGCACGTTTAAAGTTACTATACTTTCATCATCCGCACCTACAAAGTTTTTAAATGATACTTTTCCAACAGGCACGCTAAAACGTACAACCTTTCCTCCTTTGTGTTCTGTATATTGCATTTGGTCAAAATTAAAATCACTTTCCGTCATACATTCTAATAAACCGTTAAATAATAACTTTGGCTGTGTTGGTTCGTACGCACCCCCTACAACCCCAAGAGCATTTCCGCCTGTTCCTTTATAAAGCCCGTAATTGTTTGGGCTGATAAAACCCTCGATGTTCGGATGAAGTTGTAATTTAACAACGTCAAACAATTTGCTTTCGATTTGGTTTGCTGTTGCAATTCCTTTTAATAATTCTGCTGTTTCCATTTTACTTTGATTTTTAGTTTTAAATTCAGCCCCTGCACTTTACAGGGGCGGTTTATTATTTACTCAGCCCCGAAGCTTCTTACTAATTCTGCGTGGGCTTTTAATTCTGCTTCTGTTTTTTCAAGCGGTTGCAAAGTAATTCTATTGTTAAAAAATTCCGCTTTAAATTCGATTTCTTTATCCATTGTTTTTAGATAACTTTCGGTATCAGTTGTTAATTCCTCTAATGTATTGTATTGATAAGTACAATGTCCCCAGCAATCGGTAAACCCAAATTTTGTATTTTCTTTTACCTTTCCGCCTGCATTAAAATATTTTAATACTTCTGCAACGGTTAAATTAAAAAACCCGCTTACTGTTGTAATTCTTTCAAAGTGCGATGATACCGTAGTTGCAGTTACTTTGTCTGTTACGTTAATCGTAGTTGTTTGCTCAAATCTTACTTTAATTTTCATCTTTTAATTATTTTGAAAAGTTATTAATTCTATCTACTAAAATTCTTTTGTTTAGGTTTTGAAAATCTGTTAAACCAACTCTTTCTGCTAATTTAAAAATCAACTCTAAACTCATATTATTATTTGCTACTTTCATATTTTTTGTTATTAATTACATGCAAATGTAAAGATAAAAATTTAACCTGCAAACATTTTTTAATTTATTTTTTATAAAGTTTATATTTTATTTAAACAAAAAAAGCCCCGTAACATAAGGCACGGGGCTTCTCTGTGTTTTCTCGAGATAAATTATTTTATTAGTTCTTTTAACTCGCCTGCGTAATACGGTATATTTCGGAGGGCGATATACCCTTTGTTCGGGCTGTTTCGCATTTCTTTTAAAAATATTGCTATCGAATCATCGTTGTAGTGTGTTGGTAACTGCAAATCAAATTTTATATTCTTTTCCTGTACTATCTGCATAACTACTGCACAGAGTTCGTATTGTTCCTCCGCCTGTAATTCCTCGAGCAGATATACATACGGGAGAAATCCATATTTTAGGAAGTTTTTTGATAGTTTTTCTTTGATATCTTGTAAATTCATTTTTCCTTATTTTGCAGGGCTTGAGTTAGACTTTCCACTGGGCGTGGTGCAATATTTTAACTATACGAAACGTCTATGTCGTCCTCATCTATGAAATGATGATGGATTGCATAGCACAATAAATCCAGCATATCATCGTGGAGGTCGTTCGGGAAGTTACAGCATTGCTCTACAAACGGGGCGTTCCAACCCCCTGCAACTAAAAACACTTTTCCAGATGCAAGTGTCGGCTGGCTGTTTTCCACCCTGTTTAGTTTACCGTATGCAACTACTTTACTGTTTATCTTTACGCAGTTACGACGCCCGTACTTTGGTTGTTTAAGCATACTAAAAAATCCGTATCCAGATGCTTTTAATTCGATAAATACGTTTGACGTAGGACGGTAGCCCATTTCTTTAAAATACGGTACTATGTACTCCAAATACTCGTTTAACTCTTTTCGTACGCCATTTGCGTTGAAAATGTATAAATTCCCTTTGTAAAACGTTGTGGTCATTTGTGCGGACTCATCATTTTCCATTTTATCCGTGAACGCACCGTCTATCCAAAAATCTCTTTTCACCTGTGTAGGATTGAAAGGTAGTTCGCTTGGTTGTATAATATTAAACCATTCCCGTTTAATCTTGTTCCCCTCCGCAGGGCTTGGGCGTTGTTGGTCTAATGATGAAAAGGATTGTGGGTTTGTTTCTTTTCTACGGATATACTTTTCTTTGCTGTGCTTTTCTTCCCATAGGGCGTCCCCTACAATACGGGGGTCGGGGATATCTAATGCAATACTTATCGGCTTTTTATCTTCTTTCAGTGCTGGTATTGCAATAACAGTCCATTCCTTTGCTTCCTGCTCGTTGTAATGCGGGTTTTTAGGGTCAAACAATCGCCCCGCCATATCGTCTTCGTGCCATCGTGTGAATAGTAGTAATTGACAAGAGTCATTGTGCAAACGGGTTTTAAATACGTCTATGTACCAATCCCATAAACTATTCCTGTACGTTTTAGAGTTTGCCTGTTTACGGTCTTTTATCGGGTCATCAATCACCCCGTAATCAATCGAGAACCCTGTTAAAGCCCCCTGCACCGATACAGCCTTGAAATATCCTTTGTGTTCTACTGTTTCAAAAAATGTATTATTACGGAGCTCGTTTGTTGTTTCAATACCTTTCGCAGGCAGATATACATTTGGATATAAATCCTTGAAACTTTTGCTATCAATGATATCTTGGCAGGAGCGGTTAAACTTTGATGCGTTTTGGTCTGAATAAGATGCTACAACGATTTTCGCCTTTGGGTTTTGCCCGAGTATCTTTGCGGGCGTAACTACTGAACTCATTCGGCTTTTACCGTGCTGTGGCGGGATAAATATTGCAAGTTTTTTTATATCCTTTGCAATCCATTTATCGAGATAATCATAAACTAATTTATGAAACCATTTTGTCTCCGTTTCTTCATCGATATAGGTTGCAAAGTGAGCCAGCCTTAATTTAGCCAACTCCCCGTGAACCTTTCGCATTTCAAGATATGTAGCGAGTAATTCATCACGTTGCATCGTTTATCTTTTTTTGAAGTTTAGCCATCATTTCCATCAAATCGCTTTCGGACGCCTGCTGTATTTGATCGTCTAATTTAGATTTATCAGTAACCTCGATGCGTTCCTGATATCCCCTGTTACGAAGCTGGGTTTTAGATGCGAAAATAATGCTCGCTTCCTTTCCTTTTTTGATGTTTTTTACAAGTGCATCCTCGATTAAGTCTTTGAGGTCGTTTTCCCGTGCGTGCTTTACTGCGTTTTTAAGTTCTTCGTCTTCGTTAATCCAGTCGTGAAGCGTTTGTCTTGTAATTTTAAGTCTGCGGGCTGTATTTGTAACAATTCCATAAGAATCTTTTATGGCTTTTATTATACGCTCGTTTGAAATTTTATCCCTTTTAATCATTTCAAATAGTGTTAAGTTATAGGGCAAAGTTACGATAAATATCTGATTTCCTTTTTATAGTGTAAAAGTGTAATAGAAAAAGCAGGCGTTTTATCCTGCTTTTTCTTTTAAATTACTGATAATCAATGTAAATTCTTTTTTATCGAGGTTTTGTTCTTTTTTTTTAGGTTTACATTTCTTTCGCTTCGCTTTTCTGTTCTTCCTTACTGGCTTGCATTAACCAACTACCTTTTCCTTTGTGTGTTTTAGCGTTTGCGTATCTTTTGCCTGTAAAGTGAATTACTGCCTGCGGGGACGTTGGATAAGTTTTAAACCATTCGTGATAATCTTGCAAAGACAAACCGTCATTATTTGCGAGTTCTTTGTAGGTTAAATCGCTATCTACATCATCGATAAAAATTCCTAACTGCGTAAACTCTAATTTTTGCAAACCGATTCCGTTTTCTTTCGTTAGCGTGATAATATCTACCTGCTTACTTCTGTATGGCGTTCCGCTCCATTGTCTTAATACTATGCAGGCGAGCCCTTTTTCTACCTTTTCAAACCGTTTTTTCCATAAATCATAGTTTGCCCGTACTGTGTGTATTTTTTGCTGTGCCAGCGTTAATTCTGCAAACTGTGTTTCTTCCACTTTTCTTTTGTGTGTAGCGGGAAATGTTTTCGATAGTGTAATTACATATTTTATCATCCGAATCTTTTTATTTCTGTTTTAAATTCCCCCTGCTTTAAGTTCCCCTCGCAGTAGTTGTCTTCTTTTTTGCGTGAATCGAAACCAAGATAATCGTCTTTTGTTTCAAAGTGCAATTCGTCCCGTACTTTGCGTAAATGCTTATCATTTTTTTATTTATTTACAGGTTCTGTTATTACTTCTAATCCTTCAATCGTTCTCGATGCTGTTCTTACATACGCATTTTTTCCGTTGTAGTGCCATTCATATTCCGTATGTCTTTGCTCGTGCCTACTAAAAACAACCGTTCTTTTTCTGCTGTACTGCACCTCCTCCCCTTTTTCTATTCTCCCCCCGCCTATATTTGTCAGCGTTACCGATATAATTCCTTTTTTCCAAGCCATAATTTACAGTATTAAAATCTCTGATTCTTTATTTCGGTTTATGTAGGCAAAAACCTCTTTTCTGTTTACGATGCGTTTGATTATTTGGCTTTTGCCATACTGCTGTGCGTAAAACTTTGCGTATTCTAATGAGGTTGTCCAAGATAAACCGCCATCGTTTTCGTAGTTTGTAGCCCTGTAAACCTCAAATCTTTCAGGCATTTCACGGAGCTCTTTTGCTTCTTCGGGAGTGCTAAAATAATACTTCTCTTTTCTGTTTGCCTGCATTAATTTTCTGAACAAAGGTGCAGTTTCCACGCTCCCTACTAATATCCATACTGTACGCATTAGCTCCCAATATCTTTCATCTGATAATTTATCGGTGTGGTTTAAGTAAATGTTTAAAACCCTTTGCGGGTTTTGTTCCATATTCCAAGCCAGCATTATCTTATTTGCAACATCCGAATCCCTTTGCAATACTTTTCTCGGCAGGTCGGGATATCTTCGTGTCATTTGTACCTGCTCGTTATTTGCTAAATTTAATTTCATCTTTTTAATCTTTACAGGTTAAATAAATCAAGTTGGTCGGGGTCGTTTGTTACCTCTTCGGGTTCTATTATATTTCCGTCTACATCGTGCCAGATATGTAAAGAAAATGCGGTGCAGGTAGGGTTATCGTGTTCATCGTATATCCATTCCGTTGGATATTGTGCATCTTGCACACTTACAACCATAGTTTGGGTTAATATCGGACATTTTGCATCGTCATCATTTAGCGTATGCGTAAACTTTTCCTTTTTACAACGGTTGCAAAATTTATCCATAAATATCTCCCCCTCCGTGCCATTACTTGGCTGATACTTTTTTAATTCCATTTCCGAGTTTATTTAATTGTTCTACTGCGTTTCCCATAGCAGGTTGCAGGTTCTTAAATGCACCTGATAAGTTTTTAAAACTTTTGTTCGCCTGCTTTACTGATAATTCTTTACGCCATTGTTTTAGTCTTAAAACTCGGTCGTTGAGTTCGGTGTGTTCTGCAAAACTTTTATCTATCCAAGCGGTTTTTTGTAGCCTTTGCAGGTACTTAATTCTTTCGGTTAAAAACTTAATATCGCCCATTTTATTTGATTTTATCTATTAATTCAATTATTTGAGTTTTTTCTTCTTTTTCCTTGTTTAGCATTGCACGATATTCCTCAACGTCTATATTTTCCTCGATTGCACCTTTTACAATTTCAATCATTACTTCGGGTCGTAAAGCATCGACCTCCCAGCTAATTGCACCGTATTTTTTAATGTAGCCCTTTGCTCTTGGGTCTGTAATTTTTGCAGGGTTGTGGGGAGGGTTGTACTGTTTAATCTGTTCCATTGTCAAACCAACAGGCACAATTTCAAAAAGGTCATTTTCCTCTAAAAAAAGTTTTAATTTACCTACATCAAAAAGCCTTTCAGTTTTTTCATCTTCACGGTTTAAAATAGATGCAACCCCCTCAAATTCTTCTGATATATCTGCTACTGTGTAAATTGTGTAACTATTATCATCCCACCATTTATCTATTCTTTTTAATAACTCTTGATACATTCTTTCCCCGTGCGTAAACATAAACATCAGTCGGTCGTTAATATCTCGTATCATATCAATTCCAGACGGGTCGTGGTCACCGAAATATAAAATAGTTACTTTTTTGCCTGCTACAATTTCCTCAACGAATCGCTCATAAGCACCATAAATCGCAGTTGATGAAGTATAGCCCTTATTTACTACTAATCGGATTGTATATCTATCCGTTACCTTTCGCAAAATGCTTGAAATTGCATCTTTTTCCGTCCATACTTCGACGTGTCTTGTTTGCCCGATTTGTCTGTTTAACCCGTAGCAGTCAATCGTTCTTCGAAGTGCATCTTTTACGTTATTTTCAAAATATGCAACAGTAGGAACCCGCCCCCTATCTTCAAAGATTTCCCAATCTACTAATCCGCTATAAACCACATCATCTTTTATTGATGATATTTTGCTGTAAACTTTATCGTGATTCGGTACAATATCCCGAGCAACGAGCTGATAATAAAGCTGGCGGAGTGTTAATACATAGCCATCGTTATCGTACTCCTCTGCGATGCTAATTATAGCATCTACAATCTCTTTTTTATCCCCGTACCAAATACCTTTTGCATCGTCCATTTTTATTTTGATGCTACCTGTTAAGGTTCTGTTTTCAAACTTTTCTTTCATTGTTTATTTTTTTTGGGTTTCCCTGATTATTTCAACGTTTTTTTCTTTTTTCATCTCGCTTATTTTATCCAAAAACTCATCTTGTTCTAATTCTGAAATATCAAGCGATAAACCGTGCAAAGTTTGTTCTCCTTTTACTGCACACTCTTTAAAGCAATCTAATACAGCCATAAAGTAACGCCCTTTTTTAGATGCGGATAACATAGTTACTCGCCCCTCTTTTACCGTTTTATTAGCTTC